AGTGGGAGGACTAGCGGGAAGGTCAGGAGCCTGTGCGCCGCCTCGTGGTCTTGCGGGGCGGCTTGCCGTCCATGGCCTTGACGGTGATGCGGCTGATGGTGGCGCGGTCGAAGTACCGGTCGGTCAGGTCTTCCAGCTCGGCGGGGCCAAGCTCTTCCCCGCGCTCCTGCCGTGCCCGCACGAGCAGTTCCTTGACGTGCTCGTGGTCACGGTTGGCCTGCTCCCGGCTCTTCCGCGCGGCGCTGACCGCTTCCCTGAGCTCGTCTACCACGTCCATGCCCCAATCATCGGTGACCCGGTGTCGCGTTGCCAAGTCACGCCACCTCATCACCATAACACGACTTTGAGCGTTACGCATGACAAGTAGACATGACTTAAGATCATGCACTACTGTCATGACTAGATGAACTACTGGCCAAGCGAGAGGGGGACGGTACCGCGTGAAGCCCCCGTTCACGTACTTCGGCGGGAAGACGTCGATCGCCCCGCAGATCGCCGCGCTGCTGCCCGCGCACGAGCACTACGTGGAGCCGTTCGCAGGGTCGCTCGCGGTGCTGCTGGCCAAGAGGCCGAGCAGCGCGGAGACCGTCAATGACCTGGCCGGGGACATCGCGGCGTTCTGGAAAGTCCTGCGCGACCGTCCCGCCGAGCTGGAGCGGGCGTGCGCGCTGACCCCCCACTCCCGCACAGAGCACCAGCTCTCCTATGAGCCGGCGCCGGACGAGCTAGAGCAGGCGCGGCGAACGTGGGTGCGGCTCACTCAGGGCCGCGCCGGGCAGGCCTACCAGCGAACGGGCTGGCGGTTCCGGGAAAAGCCGGACAGTCACTCGGTGCCCGCCTACCTCGAGGCCTACACGGCGCGGCTGCATCCGGCCGCGCGGAGGCTCAAGGGCGTGTCGGTCGAGTGCAGGCCTGCCCTGGAGGTGATCGCCGCCTACGGCAGGCACGAGGGCGTCCTGATCTACGCGGACCCGCCCTACCCGGATTCTGCCCGCACCCATGGCGCCCACGGGAACGTGTACGTCCACGAGATGCGCGACGAGGACAGCCACCGTGAGCTCGCGGAGGCACTGCGAGCCGCCCGGGCGGCCGTGATCCTGTCGGGCTATGACTGCCCGCTGTACGCGGAGCTGTTCGGCGACTGGCACCGGCGCGAGCTCACCGCGCGGGCCGGGAACTCAACCGTGGCACCGGTGCGCGCCGAAGTGCTGTGGTGCAACCGGCCGTTCGCCCAGGGGTCCCTGTTCGACGGCATCGGGGAGGCGTCGTGAGGACCCTCCTGGCCCTAGCCGTGGCCATGCTGCTAGGCGCCGTGTTCGCCCCGGTACCGCTCCCGCTGCCTTCCCTCGGTGCGCTTGCGGCCGTCCTGTCGGTGCTAGCGGCCCCTGAGCGGACAGGGCGCCTGGGACTGCTGGGGCTTCCGGGTTACGGGTCGCCTATCGGGAGGAGGGGGCCTTGACGCAGGCGCGCGAACGAGTCGCGGGCCCGGCCCCGCATCCCCTGCCGCCGGGCCAGTCGCGACAGCAAGCGGCACGTCACACCCAACCCTGGTTAACCCCGGGCTCTCGCAGTCCGGGCCGTCACGCAAGCACCCGGACGCAAGGCGCACGAGAGGACAGGCCACGTTGGCTCGCGAGGGGATACCCGCCTGGTACAGGAACACGCTCTTCCGGTCTCACCTGGAGGCCAGGTGGGCAATATTCCTAGACCGCCTGGAGATCAGGTGGGAGTACGAACCGCAAGGGTTTGACCTGGACGGAACCCGGTACCTGCCGGACTTCGTCGCGTTCCCGGCCCTTGGCGCCCTCTGGGCCGAGGTCAAGCCCGACTGGCAGGAAGACCCCGACGGCATCGCCAAGTGGCGGGAGTTCGCGCCGCAGCGGCCCCAGCCATCCCGCACGGTGCTGCTTGTCGGCAAGCCCTCCGCAGATGCTGAGTACCTGGTAGTCGGCGGCGACGAGAACGCCGACGACCCGCTGAAGGGGCCATGGGAAGACGACGGGCAACTCTGGCGCCCGTGTCCCGCCGGGTATCACTTCGACCTCGCGTTCCCCGGCAAGTACCGGACGAAGTTCGCCGACGACGGCTGCCCTGACCACTTCGGCGCCGACGGCGTGGACCGGCTTGACGCCGCGGTCCGCGCGGCGCTCGGGCACCGGTTCGGCAAGTTCGGCCCGGCCGACGGCAAGGCGGCCTAGATGGCGCGAATCCGCTCAATCAAGCCGGAGTTCTTCACCTCCGAGACGATCGCCTCCCTGCCCCTGTCTGCGCGGCTGACATTCGTCGGCTTGTGGACCTACGTGGACGACAACGGGGTCGGGCTGGACAACGAGATGCTGATCAACGCATCCGTCTGGCCCCTGGAAGAGGACTCTCTCGAAACCCTCGCGAGGACTCGCGAGGACCTCGCGACGCTCTCGCGAAAAGATCTCGTGAAGCGGTACCGGGACTCGCGAAAAGGCTACCTGTTCGTCACGTCATGGGATGAGCACCAGAAAGTCGATCACCCGAGGAGGCCGCGTTACCCGAGGCCCGAAGACGTGGTGAGTGAACCGGCTTCTCCCTGCGATGACGCCAATCCTCGCGATGACGTCGCGATCGACTCGCGAGACTCTCGCGAGGACCTCGCGCCTGAGCAGGGATCAGGGATCAGGGATCAGGGATCAGGGAAGGAAACATCTGGCCGGCAAGCCGGCCGGCCAGTTCCCGGCTCCGACGATGACCCGGATTTCGCCGCGTTCTGGGATGCCTACCCGCGGAAGGTCGCCAAGGGCACCGCCCGCCGCGCGTGGAGGGCGGCACTCGCCAAGCGCTTCGACCCGAAGGCGATCATCGCCGCAGCGGAGCGGTACCGCGACGACCCCCGGCGCAGGTCATCCGACATCAGCTACACCGCCCACCCGGCGACGTGGCTCAACGGCGAGCGCTGGCTTGAGCACCAGGAGCAGGCCGCCGCGCCACGGCGTAACACCTTCCCGTGGGACAACTGATGGACGTCCTGCGCGAGCTCGTGCTCCCCAAGCTTGAGGGCATCCGCATGTCCGGCGGGTCGTACATGGCCCGCTGCCCCGCCCACGATGACTCCCGGGCTAGCCTGTCCGTCGGCCCCGGCAAGGACCAGCCCGTCCTGCTCAACTGCCACGCCGGGTGCGACCCCGTGGACATCCTCGCCAAGCTCGGCCTCACCTGGGAAGACCTGTGCAGCCCGCGCGAGCAGGACCAGCGGCGCGACGACGGCGAGTGGACGCCGCACGGCCCGGCCATCGCCGTCTACGACTACGTGGACGAGAACGGGGCCCTGCTGTTCCAGGTGCTCCGCACGCGCGACAAGCAGTTCCCGCAGCGCGTCCCCGACCGCAGCCGCAAGACCGGCTGGAACTGGAAGCTCGGCGACACCCGCCGCGTCCTGTACCGGCTCCCGAAGATCATCGAGGCCGTCAGCGCCGGCGAGGTCATCTGGGTCGTCGAGGGCGAGAAGGACGTCCACGCGCTGGAGCGCGCCGGGGCGACCGCGACGTGCAACCCCGGGGGCGCCGGGAAGTGGCGGCCCGAGTACTCCGAGGTGCTCCGCGACGCCATCGTGTCGGTCATCGCAGACAAGGACAAGCCCGGCCAGGCCCACGCCCGGCAGGTAGCCGCCAGCCTCGAGGGGATCGCGTCAGCGGTCTACATCTTCGAGGCCGCGGGCGAGCACAAGGACGCCGCCGCCCACCTGGGCGCGGGCCTCACCGTCGATGACCTTGAGCTGACCTGGGAGCAGGGCGGCGAGCAGGCAACCGACCTCGCCCCGGACCTGTACGAGTTCCTCGCCATTGAGGACCCCGTCAACGACTGGGTGATACCGGACCTGCTGGAGCGCGGCGACCGGCTCATCTGGACGGGGTTCGAGGGCATGGGGAAGTCCGTCATCACCCGGCAGCTCGCCATCTGCGCCGCCGCCGGGATCCACCCCTTCAAGCACGAGCCCATCACCCCCCGGCGGGTGCTGTTCATCGACTGCGAGAATCCCGACCGCAAGTCCCGCCGGCACTTCCGCGAGCTGGAGCGGATCGCCCGGGTGAAGGGCTTCCCCGTCCCGCAGGGCACGTTCCGGATCATCCAGCAGCCCGCGGGGATCGACCTGACCCGCGATGACGACGCCGCGTGGCTACTGGAGCGGGTCACCGCCCACAAGCCGGACCTGCTCGTCATCGGCCCGTTCTACCGGCTCCACGCCGCCGACACCAACGACGAGAAGGCCGCCCGGACGGTGGTGTCCGCTCTTGACGCGGCCCGGATCAAGGCGGACTGCGCGCTGATCACCGAGGCGCACGCAGGGCATGGCACGGGCGTTTCGGGCCGCAGCGTCCGCCCTGTCGGGTCGAGCCTGCTGCTGCGGTGGCCGGAGTTCGGCTACGGCATCCGCCCCGCGCCCGCCTCAGAGCCGGACGAGCAGCAGCGCTGCCGCCACGTGGCCGTAGAGGCGTGGCGCGGCCCGCGCGAGGAACGCGCCTGGCCCCGCGAGCTCATGTGGGGCACCCACGAATGGGACTGGCCGTGGATGCCGGCCTGAAGAGGAGAAGAGACCGATGAGCACGTCGGCAAAGCCCCGCGGCTACGAGCCGTGGGCCGAATATGACCGGCGCCTTTCAGCCGAAGCCGGTATCGACCCGGCTCTGGCCGCCGTAGAGGCCGCGCGAGACCCGGAGCTAATGGCCCAGTGGCTACGGGCGAACTGCCTTGACTTCCGGGACCTGACCGATGGCCCGGACGTGCCCCTTGAAGAGCGCAGGGCCGCGGCCGACCGGCTGCGTGGCATAGCGGCGCATTTCCTGTCCTTCACGGGCGGCGACTACGCAAGCGAAGGAGAGAAGCAATGAGCACACAGGTAACGCTGCGCGGCAGGCTGACGCGCGACCCGGAGATGCGCTTCACCGCGAACGGCAAGCCGCTGGCGCAGTTCTCCGTCGTCACGTCGCGCCGGTTCAAGAACGAGCGGTCCGGCGAGTGGGAGGACCGGGACACCACGTTCTGGGACTGCGTCGCGTTCGGCCAGCTCGCCGAGAACGTCACCGAGTCCCTGGTGAAGGGCGCTGCGGTCATCGTGTCCGGCAACGCCGCCCAGGAGGAGTGGGAAGACAAGAAGACGGGCCAGAAGCGGCGGTCGATGAAGGTCATCGCCGACGACGTCGCGGCGTCGCTCCGGAGCGCCTCGGCGAAGGTGAGCCGGGCCGAGCGGAACGCCGACCGGCAGCAGCAGGGACAGTCAGGCGGCGACCCCTGGAGCAGTGATGACAAGCCCCCCTTCTAGCTTCGCCGACCAGGTCCGCGAGGACCTGGCCTGCCCGGACTGCCCGTCAGAGGTGCGCGTTACCCAGGGGAGCGGCCAGTACCACGCCTGGAGGGCGCGCGTCATCCACGCCGGCACCTGCCCGTGGTACCGGCGGTACCTGGCCGGCGAGGTCCGCGGTGCGGTGCCGTGCGGCACGGTGGTCACGCACCGCGGGCCGTACAAGCGGGACCCCGCGAAGCGGAGCGGATCATGACCGCGCCGCCTCCTCTTGCTGACGCCTGCCCTAGCTGTCCTCCAGGGGACTACCCGGCAGTACTCCCGTCCTCGGTGATAGCTGAACCGTCAGGGTCGCTTGTGGCCGCCTACGTGCATGACGTGTGCGGCACCAGGTGGAAGTGCTCTTGGGACGGGCGGGCTGCCGGGTGGCCGGTAAGGCAGGAGGCGGCGTGATGGCCGGCCGCAAGCGCGCCGAGGCGGGGGCCGTCCTCGGGTTCCTGGACTTGTGCCAGTCGCCCCGGTGCCCGCCGATGGCTGGCGGGATGTGCGAGTGGCCGGCCTGCGCGGCCGAGAACCTCGCCGAGATGAAGGCCCGGCAGTCGGCCGGGACAGGAGAGCGGCTGATACCAGCTATCCCAACCACCCAGACCCTACCGGAAGGAAACCCCTCATGAGCAGCAACTCAGCCTCGTCATCACCGGCACCCGGGATCGGCTTCGCCGGCCTGCTGACGATCGCGTTCATCGTGCTCAAGCTGACGCACGTCATCGCCTGGTCCTGGTGGTGGGTCGTGTCCCCGCTGTGGATCGGCGCGGGACTGGCCCTCGTGATCGTGGGGCTGATCCTCGGCATCGTCGGGATCGTCGCCCTCATCAAGCGCTAGCCCCCCGACCCCCATCCCAATCACAAGCGAAAGGCAGCGCCGAATGGAAGACCAGCACGAGGAACAGGAACACCCGGGCAAGGAAGGCGCCCCTGACGGGGAGTACGCGGAGTACCTGGACTACCCGCGGCACGTCACCGACGCATGGGCCGAGTGGAGGAGGCTGTCACCGCAACTGGCCGCCTGGTCGCTGCTAAGCGGTGAGCAGAGGCAGAGGTTCGCCTCGGTGATCAGCGTTGCCGTCGGCCCGGCCGAAGGCGAATGCGGCCGGCTCCGCGAGGCCAACGACAACCTCCGCGCGGAACTCCGCACGCACATAGAGGCCATCATGAAGCTCAACGACGCCCGGGAAGCCGGGCCGGAGCCAGCCAGCCAGTGGGCTGTCATCGAGATGATGGGCCACCGGGTCATCATCGGCCGGGTCCGCGAGTGCATGGTTGCGGACGTGGCCATGCTCCACGTGGAGCGGCCGGACGGCATCACGCAGCTTGTCGCCCCGCAGTCGCTGTTCTGCATCACCGACGTCACTGAGGCGGTTGCCCGCAAGGCCCATGACCGGCAGGCGCTCGGCTACGGGCTGCCGCACCCGCTCACGAGCGGCATCAGGTTCGACGGCAAGCAGTACACGCACGGCCTGCCCAGCGGTGACCCGGCCTCGCCGTGGCGCGAGAACCCGTTCGGCGACGATGACGGCGACGATGACCCGTGGCACAGCGACGGGGGCGACCGCGTCGCGGCCATGGCTGACGGCACGCCGTGGGCCGAGGACGGAGGGCCGTTCTGATGGCCCGGGACACCCCGACGCCGGCCGGGCCACCAGTCGCCACCCCCTGATCGTCTCGCCTCCCGGCCCATCCCCGGCGGGAGGCGAGACCCCCAACCGAACGAAACAGAACGGAGAACGGAAATGACCATCACCATTTACGGCGCGTCCGATGACCTCGTTGAGGTCAGCGGGTGCGAAGGTGCAGACAAGTTCAACATCTACAGCCAGACGTGGACCGGCGACCTGGCCGCCCCTGATGGCTCGCAGATGCGGGTTTACGTCCGTTACGAGGACAACGGCTGCTGGTCAGCCGGCGTCAGCCAGGTTGACGAGGATCACCCGCTCGGCGGCTGGGCGGTCACGATCACGCAGGCCGCGGCGCTGAACCCGGACAATCCTGGCTACAGCGCGCTACTGACGGTCGATGCACCCGACGGGACGCGGCTCACGGTGCAGGACGCGGGCCAGTGACCGCCCCGGTTCCCGTGGCCACCGGCCCCGCCACCACCGCGCCGTCGGTGCTCACGCTGCCTGACGAGTGGGAGGCCGAGGCGAGCAGCCCGCGCGGGCCGCTCACGGCTGACCTGGAGCTTGAAGGCGCACAGGTCCGGCGCGTCCTGGCCGCGCAGCTCCGCGAGCGCCTCGCTGACCCGAAGACAGTGTTCGGGCTGCTGCTGGAGGAACGCGACCGGCTTGCGGCCGAGAACGAAAGGCTCGCCGAGGGAGGCCGGATCCTCGGCCGGACCCTGAACATCTACGTCCGCTCCATGTACGCCTTGTGGATCGACGCCCAGAGGGGTGACCTGACCGCCGCGAACTCGATCTTCGAGGCCCTGGACGGCTTCGACGGGCCGGACTGGGACGGCAAGGAGACAGGGTTCGGGTGGCTTGAGCGGACCCGCGACGAGGACGACAACGGGGAGCAGTTCGCGACCGTACTGAAGCGCTACCGGGCCGCGCTGGAGGCGATCGAGCCGGCCAAGCTGGAGTTCCTGGCTGACTGGTGGGACATGGACGACGCCAAGCGTGGGCGTACCGGGACGGAAGTCCAGGAAGACCTGCGGCGCTGGGCGCACGCCGTCCGCTAGGCACTGGGTGGTGAGTCGTGAGCGCCGCAGTGG